TATTATTCCCTTCTTTGCAGTGTGATATTTAAAGACTGTTTAAGTCATTGGTCTAATTTTTAATTTATCTGTTTAATATGAAAGTTCGTGAAAAATACAACATAAAAAAAGCTTTTGAAGCTAAATGTGATTGGGACTTTACTATCTTTATGGTTATGCGTTATGAAACTATAGATGGTTGTACTTATCGTCTTAAAACTCCTCGTTTGATTCCTGTTCATCGGTTTACTCTTTTTGCTGTTACAGTTATTGAAGCTTCTAAGATTAAAAAGTCTATTAATGTTTTACCCCAATACGTTTGTACTTTAACTAAAATTGATGAAAATGAAACTGACTTCTGATCAATGGAATCGCATTATCCAAGCGATTGTTACCGCTGTTGTTACTATTTGTAATATTATTCTTGTGTCCTCGTGTGCTGTTACTATGTCTATGAGTGTTCAAAAAAACAACTCTAGTTCTACCCAACAGATAGAACAAAAATCTGAATCTCGTAATGATTCTACTACTTTGGATTTATCTCCTAATTTTTAATGTTATGGCTCCTCGTTATTCTAAGATTTATCGTCAGTGTTATTACTGTTGGAATTCTCAAGGTCGTGAAACTGGCTCTTTTAAGGTTATTCGTTCTCGTCGTCCCTGTCTTGATGTATTTATTTTTTTGTAATTATGGTACAAAACCCCTTTTGTAAGTGTCTCCATCCTAAACGCATAATGAATCCTTATACTAAGGAATCTATGGTTGTCCCCTGTGGACATTGTCAAGCTTGTACACTTGCCAAAAACTCCCGTTATGCTTTTCAATGTGATTTGGAATCTTATACCGCTAAACATACTTTGTTTATAACTCTTACCTATGCGAATCGTTTTATCCCTCGCGCAATGTTCGTTGATTCTATCGAGCGTCCTTATGGTTGTGACCTTATAGATAAAGAAACTGGTGAAATTCTAGGACCTGCTGACCTTACAGAGGATGAAAGAACTAATTTGCTTAATAAGTTCTATTTATTTGGTGATGTCCCCTATTTAAGAAAAACGGATTTACAATTATTTCTAAAACGTCTAAGATATTATGTCACTAAACAAAAACCCTCGGAAAAAGTGCGTTACTTTGCTGTCGGCGAATACGGACCTGTACACTTTCGCCCGCATTATCATCTCTTATTATTCCTCCAATCAGATGAAGCGTTACAGATATGTTCAGAGAATATATCTAAAGCATGGACCTTTGGTCGTGTCGATTGTCAAGTCTCCAAAGGACAATGTTCTAACTACGTTGCGTCGTACGTTAATAGTTCTTGCACTATACCCAAAGTTTTTAAAGCTAGTTCCGTCTGTCCGTTCAGCGTTCATTCTCAAAAATTGGGTCAAGGCTTTCTTGACTGTCAACGTGAAAAAATATACTCGCTTACCCCTGAAAACTTTATTAGAAGCAGCATCGTACTCAATGGAAAATATAAAGAGTTTGACGTATGGCGGTCGTGTTACTCTTTTTTCTACCCACGATGTAAAGGATTTGTTACTAAATCTTCACGTGAACGTGCTTACTCTTACTCAATCTATGATACAGCGCGGTTATTATTCCCCGATGCCAAAACGACGTTCTCGCTTGCGAAAGAAATAGCTATCTATATCTATTATTTTCATAATCTTAAGGAAACTTATTTACTTGACCTCTATGGTTATTGTTCTGACCAATCTAAATTGTATGAATTATCTCAATATTTCTATGATTCAGATGTATTGTTACATTCATTTAATTCTGGTGAGTTCTCTCGCTATGTACATCGTATCTATACCGAATTGCTGATTTCTAAACACTTCCTTTATTTTGTTTGTACTCATAACACTTTAGCGGAGCGTAAATCTAAACAACGTTTAATTGAGGAATTTTATTCCCGCCTTGACTATATGCATCTGACTAAATTTTTTGAAGCTCAACAATTATTTTATGAAAGTGATTTAATTGGTGATGATGATCTTTGTACTGATAACTGGGATAATTCCTATTATCCTTACTTTTATAATAACGTCTATACTGATACTAATTTGTTTGAAAAAACTCCCGTCTATCGTTTATATAGCTCGGATGTTAAAAAGCTCTTTAATGATCGTATAAAACATAAAAAACTCAATGATGCTAATAAGGTATTCTTTGAATAATGTCTAATTTTAACAATTTTAACTATGGCTAACATTATGTCTTTGAAGTCTCTCCGTAATAAGACTTCTCGAAATGGTTTCGACCTATCGTCTAAACGTAATTTTACCGCTAAACCTGGTGAATTATTACCTGTGAAATGTTGGGAAGTTCTTCCCGGTGATAAATGGTCTATTGACCTTAAATCTTTTACTCGTACTCAACCTCTTAACACTGCTGCGTTTGCTCGTATGCGTGAGTATTACGATTTCTACTTTGTTCCTTACAATTTGCTTTGGAATAAGGCTAATACTGTGCTTACACAAATGTATGACAATCCTCAACATGCTACTTCTTATATTCCGTCTGCTAATCAGGCGTTAGCTGGTGTTATGCCTAATGTTACATGTAAAGGTATTGCTGATTATCTGAATTTGGTTGCTCCCGATGTAACTACAACCAATAGCTATGAAAAAAACTATTTTGGTTATTCTCGGTCTCTTGGTACTGCTAAGCTTTTGGAGTATCTTGGTTATGGTAACTTTTATACTTATGCTACCTCTAAAAATAATACTTGGACTAAATCTCCTTTGTCTTCTAATTTGCAATTGAATATCTACGGTGTGCTTGCTTATCAGAAAATTTATGCTGACCATATCCGTGATTCTCAATGGGAAAAGGTTTCTCCGTCTTGTTTCAATGTTGATTATTTGTCTGGTACTGTTGATTCTGCTATGACTATCGATTCTATGATTACAGGACAGGGCTTTGCTCCTTTTTACAATATGTTTGATTTGCGTTACTGTAATTGGCAGAAAGATTTATTTCACGGTGTTCTTCCTCGTCAACAATACGGTGATACTGCTGCTGTTAATGTTAATCTTTCGAATGTGCTTTCCGCTCAATATATGGTTCAAACACCGGATGGTGACCCTGTTGGAGGTTCTCCTTTTTCTTCTACAGGTGTTAACTTACAGACTGTTAACGGTTCCGGTACTTTTACCGTTCTTGCTCTTCGTCAAGCTGAATTCCTTCAAAAATGGAAAGAGATTACCCAATCAGGTAACAAGGATTATAAAGACCAGATTGAAAAACATTGGAATGTGTCTGTAGGTGAAGCTTATTCTGAAATGTCTTTGTATCTTGGTGGTACTACTGCTAGTCTTGATATTAATGAAGTGGTTAATAATAACATTACTGGTTCTAATGCTGCCGATATTGCCGGAAAAGGCGTTGTTGTTGGTAATGGTCGTATCTCGTTCGATGCTGGCGAGCGTTATGGCTTGATTATGTGTATTTATCATAGTCTCCCGTTGTTGGATTATACTACTGATTTGGTAAATCCTGCGTTTACAAAGATTAATTCTACGGATTTTGCTATTCCTGAATTTGACCGTGTTGGTATGGAGTCCGTTCCTTTGGTATCTTTAATGAATCCTTTGCAGAGTTCTTATAATGTCGGTTCTTCGATATTAGGATATGCTCCTAGGTATATATCATATAAGACCGATGTTGATTCCTCTGTCGGTGCATTTAAAACAACTCTTAAATCTTGGGTTATGTCTTATGATAATCAATCTGTTATTAATCAGTTGAATTATCAGGATGATCCTAATAACTCGCCCGGCACTCTTGTCAATTATACGAATTTCAAGGTTAATCCGAATTGTGTTGATCCTTTGTTTGCTGTTGCTGCTAGCAATAGTATTGATACAGATCAGTTCCTTTGTAGTTCGTTCTTTGATGTGAAGGTAGTCCGTAATCTTGATACGGATGGCTTGCCTTACTAGTCCTTTATTGTTTAATTTTTAAATTATATTGTTATGTGGCAAAAAAGAAGAATTGAACCTTATGTAACTCCGGTTCGTGAAAATATAGTTGGTTCTAAGGAAATGCAATGTAGTGAATTTCGTGAAGAGTCTCCTGTAGATCAATTTTTGTTTCAAGAAGTTTCTGTTGATGGTGATACTAGTATTCGTCTGTCTTCTGATATTTATATGTTGTTTAACCAACAACGTTTGGATAAACTTAGTCAAACTTCTTTGCTTGAATACTTTAATAATATTTCTGTGACTGAACCTCGATTTAATGAACTCCGTTCTAAGCTTGGAGATGAACAACTTATTTCCTTTGTTAAGTCACGGTTTATTCAAAGTAAATCCGAATTGATGGCTTGGAGTAATTATCTTATGAATTCTACTGACGAGCAAATAGCTGCTTTGGCTTCTGCTCAATCTCAACAAACCCAACAGAGTGTTCAACCTGTTGAACCTGTTTCAATGGAGTAATAATAATAAAACGCGTGTGTGCGTGAAATTTAAACACGTACGCGCGCGATAAATCTAATTTCGCACAGAGTGCGGAATTATCAAATAAGGTTTGACTCACGCAAATGGGTTTAAGGGAGATGTTCTCCCTTGGGGGGTTCCCTTCTAGGGGGTGCTCCGGTTAGTTTAACCTAAACCCTTAAAGTCGGTAGACGCCTATGAAAAAATCAATGCAAATTTTCTCGCCGAAGGCAACTTGGATGCAACGTCACGTTGCCGCCCGTCCGGCGTTAGGACAAAAAAAGTTTAACTAAATATGTATATTTATGGCTAGTGCTGCTTTTATTGGTATTGGTTCTGCTATTGCAAGTGCTGCCATTTCTAGTGCTGCTAGTGCTGGAACTGGTGTTGCTACTACGAATGCTGCTAATGCTGCTAATAAGGATATTGCTCAAATGAATAATGAGTTTAATGAGCGAATGTTACAGAAACAAATGGATTATAATACATTGGCTTATGATCAGCAGGTTTCTGATCAATGGAGTTTTTATAACGATGCCAAGCAAAATGCTTGGGATATGTTTAATGCTACTAATGAGTATAATTCTGCCTCTGCTCAACGTGAGCGTTATGAAGCTGCAGGACTGAATCCGTATGTGATGATGAATACTGGAAGTGCTGGTACTGCTGCTGCTACGTCTGCTACTTCTGCTACGGCTCCGACTAAGCAAGGTATTACGCCTCCTACTGCTTCGCCTTACTCTGCTGACTATTCTGGAATTATGCAAGGACTTGGACAAGCTATTGACCAATTGTCATCTATTCCGGATAAAGCTAAGACTATTGCCGAAACTGGCAATTTGAAGATTGAAGGCAAATATAAAGCTGCTGAAGCTATTGCTAGGATAGCTAATATTAAGGCTGATACTCATTCTAAAAAAGAACAGGTTGCACTTAATAAACTTATGTATTCTATACAGAAAGACCTTGCGTCCTCTACTATGGCAGTCAATTCGCAGAATATTGCTAATATGCGTGCTGAAGAAAAGTTCAAGAATATTCAAACTTTGATTGCTGATAAGCAACTTTCGTTTATGGACGCTACTCAAAAAATGGAACTTGCTGAAAAGGCTGCTAATATTCAGTTGAAATTAGCTCAAGGCGCATTAACTCGTAATCAGGCTGCGCATGAGATTAAGAAAATTGCTGAAACTGAAGCTCGTACTACTTTGATTGGTGAACAAACTTCGTTAACTATTGAACAAAATACAGGTCAACAGTTGCAAAATCAGGCTCAACGTCAGGAAAATCGGTTTAATGCTGATACCTTTGATATTCGTAAACGTACACTTGAAGAGACTTTGAATAATCTTGTTTTTGATTTGGATTCTGCTGGTGTTGTTAAAACTGTTGGTAAAGGCTTACAGTCTGGTGCTAAATATCTTGGTAGGTTGTATGATGATTATATCAAATAATTTATTATATTTGTGAAAACCAAATATATTTAGTTATGAAATGTTTATTACTTGGCTTTTTGCCTTCTGGTAGTGAATGGATTATAATTGGTCTATTTGTTGCCTTGCCTTTCTATTGTTTAATTTTTAAATTGATTGTTGCGATTATTTATTATCTTAATCGTAAGTAAAACCCTTGTCATTTTCCCGAAGGGTAGCCGATTAATCTTCTCGGCTATCCTTTTTCTTGTCCTATTATACGAAAAATGACAGTGTAAAAATATTTACATTATGAATGTATATATATCTGGTTGTCCTATCCCCTTTCATGATCTTATTGAAGTGTTCGAATATCTTCGTTCTCTTTCACCTTGGTTATTGTATCAATATCAGTTCCTCGATATTGTTGTAAATGGTGTACCTCGTATGTATATCATGATTTTATATGTTAATAATGTTTATAATATAACTTATGTTTGCTATCATTAACTTTCATTAGCTCTTCATAATACTTAATTATTAAATTAAAAAATACAGTATTGATTAATGCATTAAAGATGAACCAAAGATATTTTATGGTGATTAATATTCTCTTAATGGCGAAACTTTACAAAAAAAATATTTGTAGAAGATAGATTTTAAGGTTACATTAAGTTTTCATTAATCAAAATACTATATATTTACAGCAAATCTAATTAAAACCATCGAAAAATAAAAAAATCTGTTTATGTACAAGAGAAAATTCATTCCGTTAGTACTGTTAATGATTTTAATCGTCAATGGATGCAGCAATAAGCAAGAGGTAGTGTTAACTCCGGTTGACTATGTAAATCCCTATATGGGGAATATCAGTCATTTGTTAGTTCCTACTTACCCAACTGTCCATCTTCCCAATAGTATGCTCCGCATCTATCCGGAAAGAGCAGATTACACCTCTGATAAAATAAAAGGCTTACCGGTCATTGTCACCTCGCATCGGGGAAAGTCTGCATTCAGCCTGTCTTTCTATCAGGGAGCAGAGAGCGGATTACAACCGGTATATTACTATTGTTATGATAATGAAGTGATAAAACCCTATTCCTATTCTTCCTATTTTGAAGAAGAAGAGGTTTCCACTAAATTCGCTCCTTCCCACCAGGCAGGAATCTATGAACTAAGTTTCCGGAAAAACAATGCTCCATATTTAATACTTAGTACCACCAATGGTGAGCTTAAAACTACGGAGAATACCATTTCCGGTTATCAGAACATAGATCATCAAACCAAAGTATATGTTTATATGGAGACTTCCGCACTGCCGGAAAAAACGATGACTGTCAGCAAAGAAGAAATAAATCACAGCCACACTGCCATAAAAGGCAAGAACGTGGGTATCGCTCTCTTATATTCAACAGATATAAAAACAATCAAAGTTCGCTACGGTATTTCCTTCATTGATGAAAAGCAAGCAAAAGCCAACCTACAGCGGGAAATAAAAGATTATGATGTGGAAAACCAGATGAACATTGCCAAAAACATCTGGAATCAAACATTAAATAAAATCAAAGTGGAAGGAATAGACGAAAATGCAAAAGCAATATTCTATACTTCCCTCTACCGGACTTACGAACGGATGATTTGCCTTTCGGAAGACAACCGCTATTACAGTGCTTTCGACAATAGTATCCACAAAGATTCTGTCCCATTTTATACCGACGATTGGATTTGGGACACGTATAGAGCAGTCCACCCCTTACGTGTTATCATCGAACCACAAATGGAAGCTGACATGATTCAGTCTTTTATCAGAATGGCACAGCAAATGGAACATAACTGGATGCCTACATTTCCTGAAGTTACGGGAGACAGCCGTAGAATGAATTCCAATCACGGTGTAGCCACTGTTATTGATTCATATATAAAAGGAATCCGTAACTTTGATTTATCAGCTGCTTACGAAGCCTGCAAACTTGGTATTACAGAAAAAACGTTAGCCCCGTGGTCAGGCATAAAGGGAGGTGAAATCTCAAAATTCTATTGGGAAAACGGATATTTACCGGCATTGGCACCGGGAGAACAAGAAACAGCTGACGAAGTACACCCATTTGAAAAACGCCAACCGGTAGCCGTCACTCTAGGTACGTCTTACGATGAATGGTGCCTGGCACAAATAGCCAAACAACTTGGGTATGAGAAAGACTATAACTACTTTCTACAAGGGAGTAAAAACTATCGGAATATTTTCAATCCTGAAACAAAATTCTTCCATCCCAAAAATGCAAAAGGCGAATTCATAGAACCCTTTGATTATGCCACTGCCGGTGGATTAGGTGCTCGTGAAGCATACGGCGAGAATAACGGTTGGATATACCGATGGGATGTTCCCCATAATATTGCTGATTTAATTGAACTGATGGGAGGGAAAGAAGCATTCAGAAATAATCTTGAAACGATGTATAACACCCCATTGGGCGAAGCCAAATATGTATTTTATGCGCAATTACCGGATCATACGGGTAATGTAGGTCAATTTTCAATGGCTAATGAACCCAGTATGCACATTCCTTATCTGTACAACTATATAGGAGAGCCCTGGAGAACTCAAAAAAGAGTAAGGACATTGCTCGATGAATGGTTTAGAAATGACCTGATGGGACTCCCGGGCGACGAAGATGGCGGAGGAATGTCAGCATTTGTAGTCTTCTCCATGCTAGGTTTCTATCCTATTACTCCTGGTTTGCCTATTTATGTCATCGGAACTCCTATGTTCGAAAGAGCAGTTATTGAAACAGGAGCCGGCAAATCATTCGAAGTCATTGCGCACAACTATTCGCCGACAAATAAATATATCCAATCAGCCAAACTAAATGGCAAAGATTGGAACCAATCCTGGTTCGAACATAAAGAACTGATGAATGGCGGCAAACTGGAATTTACAATGGGAAACACTCCCAATAAGAATTGGGCGGCAGACAGTGTACCCCCTTCTTTTGAAATGAATAAATAACAGAATATGAATAAAATATTATTTGTCCTTTTATCGCTTTTGACTTCTCTGCAATCATACTCCCAAGAGCAAAATGAAAAAGAAGTTTCATTTCTCTTGTTGGGAGATATACACTATGATTTATTGGAAGATCACGATATGGAATGGTTATCCACCAAACCGGATGATCTGCGCCAAGTTACCAAAGAATATTCAATATTCACGAAAAATACATGGCCGGAATTTTCCCGGATAATCAGCGGGAAAGTTCAAAAACACCAGCCGTCAATAAAAGCCGTTCTGCAAATGGGGGACTTGTCAGAAGGATTGGCCGGTTCCCCACAAAAAGCAATACAGATGGCTAACAGTGCCTTTAAAGCTGTCAACAAAATGAATCTGAAAGTACCTTTCATTATGACTAAAGGTAATCATGATATCACAGGGCCAGGGGCTAAAGAAGCTTTTGAAAAAGTATACTTACCCAATATGGCAAGGTTGGCAGGACATCCATCCTTACAGTCAGCCAATTACACTACTACTCTTGATGATGTATTATTTGTGTGTTATGATCCATGGGATCGGAATCCGGAAGGGCTACAACAATTAGAAAAGTCACTAGCCGGTTCGAAGGCAACTTACAAGTTTGTCATGTTACACGAGCCTGTGATTCCGGTAAATGAAAGATGCTGGCATGTATTCCGACAAGATAATGCCAAGAGGATGCAATTAGAATATTATACCGCATTTGGAGAAAAGCCATACGATACAGTCAACATATCCGAATTACTTACTTCTAATTAAAAACATATTAGCCATGAATGTAAAATTTAAAGCTCATTTATTTATTTTCTCCTTATTCTTTTGCTATAATCTATCAGCACAAGAAATCGTCAAAGGAGATTTTAAGAACGAAAATCCACAAAGTTCGTATGTTCCTTCATTTGACATGGATGCTACCGACAAACCGGTGAAGAATGTCATCTTAATGATAGGTGACGGCATGGGACTGGCACATATCTGTTCAGGAATGTATGCCAATCAAGGACAGCTTACTATCACTAATTTAAAAACATGCGGTTTCGTCAGAACGCAATCCGCCAACAAGTTTACAACAGATTCAGCTGCTTCCGGAACTGCTTACTCAACCGGAAAAAAAACTAAAAACGGAGCGCTCGGAATGGATGAAAATAACCAAGTTATTCCAAACTTACCGGAGAAGTTATCCGGCTATGGCTACATTTCAGGAATCGTTACCACTGACAATCTCGACGGAGCTACTCCTGCTGCTTTCTTTGCTCACCAACCGGAACGTGGAATGTCTAAAGAAATTTGGGCAGATCTTCCTAACAGTAAGCTGACATTCTTTTCTGCCGGTAGTTATGAACTATTTGAAAAACAAGCACCAAACGTTCAAAAGGAAATCAAAAAAGAGTTTACCATCATAGAGGAACCGAATGACAAAGCTATCAAGAAATCTAAAAAACTGGGATACTTACCCACAAAGAGCAAAACAGCTTCTGTAAACGAAAACCGGGGAGATTTCCTTCCGTCTACCACCCAAATGGCTATTGACTATCTTTCGAGCAGGAGTACTAACGGTTTCTTCTTAATGGTAGAAGGTGCCCGAATAGATAAAAGTGCGCACAGCAATGATTATTCGGCAGTTGTCCGTGAAGTATTGGACTTTGACAAGGCGGTAGAAGCTGCTATCAGATTTGCAGAAAAAGATGGAAATACATTAGTGATTATTTCAGCTGATCATGAAACCGGAGCATTAGCTTTACGTGACGGAAACATAAAAGAAGGCAAAATGAAAGCAATGTTTGTATCTAAAGGACATACACCAATCATGGTTCCACTGTTTGCATACGGTCCACAATCCAAGCTTTTTGGCGGTGTTCAGGAAAACAGCGATGTTAGTAATAAAATTCTCCAATTACTCGCTAAATAAGATATAAAACAGATCTGTCATTCAAACTGAAATAAGAAAGA